ACAAAGAAAACGAACCTTTTGTAAGAATAACACTTGTTGAAGATTCTGGAACTACAACAATTTGGGTGAGCAATACAAATGCAGGTGAAGAACTAAAAAAACATTTAGATAATAAAGATAAAGGTCTTGTAGATTATGTAATTAAGGTAGCTAAAGATAATGGTTTTAAACTTGATAGTAATGCTGTGGAAGGAACAGAATTAACTGTAGATTTATTAATTGAAAGGGCAAAAAATAAATTTAAGAATCCATCAGATGAATATTTAAGTGTAATAAACGAATTATCTAAGGCAAAATCTGGAAGTGAAGTATTTGGGATAACTGGTAGGTACAACTTAGATAAGGACTTTATCAGGGAAGAAGCTTTAGGAATAGTGACATTAGCAGACAGACTGTCAAAAATGGATGAAATAAAAACTAATACTGAAAATGAGTTTAAACAATATCATGAAGCAAGAGAAAATAAAATTAAAAGTATAAAAAAATATTTCAGTGCATTTGATGGATCCAACAGAGAATTTATAGAAAGAACAAAAAAAGCAATGCATAATCCAAAAAGTTTTGAACATGTACAGACAAGATGGTCGTATAATGAATCTGATGATACCGTAATGATTACAATGGAGTTTAGAGGAACAAATGCGTTAGGTACATTAATGACTGAAACTACAACAGCAAAAATGGATGCCAAAACAGGAGCTTTAAAATAAGTTTTTCATCTATCCAATCAATTATTAAAGAGGCTTATAGCCTCTTTTTATTTTTTAATGATCTATATTAATTTTAAATCTTGTATTGGCACAAAACGCAAAATATAATTTGACGTTCGCTCTACAATAATGTAGAATAAGAGACATGAGGTGATTTTATGCAGGAGGGAAATGTGATAGAAATTTTAAACGATTCTTTGAAAGCCAAAAATATAAAAAAAAGAGAATTAAGTAATAAAATAGGTTGTTCTAGACAAAATCTTTACTACCATCTTAAAAATTTAAAAAATGGACGTTTAACTTTTAATTTTGAACAAGTTAAGATAATAAAAAACATTACAGGTATAGATTTGTTAATTTTTTTTGTAAATTAATTCTACTTTTTAGTAGAAACCTACCCAAGGAGGTGAGAAAGTGGCTTACATCGCTGAAGATGTACCTACGAAGCCTAAACCAATTCGTGGCAAGATAGAAAAACTTGATTGTTTGAAACATATCTCTACAAAAGATCTGATTGAAGAATTAGAGGGAAGAACGGGAGTAGAAACAGTAAGAGTAGATCCATATGATCTTTACAAGGCTCCAGAGATAGAAGGGCCAGCAATAATACTGACAGTTATAGACTAGACTTTTTTATATGAGTAACGCCCCTTAATATGTGCTGCTAAATATTTGCCGTGTGAAGCAGCACTCATAAGTGGGGGGACACAAAAGTAATGGTAGATAGATTTATTTAAAAATTCTATTTCTAAGGTATTTGTTGATGAATTATAGCCAATTGAATCTATGTTACTAGATTTAACACGTGTTCTTTGCATAAAATCACTCCTTGAAAACCGTTCTTCCAATGTCATTATACTTTTTTGAAGTACAAATCAAGGGATCTTCCTCCATACAGCTAAACACCTTGTAATTTTTCCCCCTTGAATAATTGCAGAACCTCGCTAGTTTAGCTGTATCGAAGAGGCTCTTTGGAAGAGTCTTTACTGCATGTGCAGGATCCTTCTTGAATTAAAATCGGTTGTCCGTTGCTGGTTCGGGCATAAAATTAACCAGCGTATTTGTGTTTTTGCTAGAGTTCCTTAGGCAACCCGCCAAGGTCCTGCCCTATGGGGCTCTAATAAAAACATAAACAGAGGATCTTGGCGGGTCCTCTCACTAAAAATGGAGGTTATAAATGGCAAAACGACTTACTGCAAAAGATATGGAAAAGAAAGAATTTTATCAGATGCCTAAATGGATCTATGAGATTAAAGGTCTTAAAAGCCTTCATAGAGAAATTTATATGCTTGCCTTAAATAATTACAACCTTTCTAGAAGTAATGGCTGGATGAACGAAAAAGGCGAAGTTTATTTTAAACTAAGTTATGCTGCACTGGTAAATTTTACAGGAGCCAGGAGAGAGACAATCAATAAAGCTATTGGACTTCTAGTTGAGATAGGACTTCTTGAAGCTGAAAAGAAAAATGGGACTGCTACAAAATATTTTATAACGGAGCCTGAAATTGATGAAATAAAGGAAAAATATCAATCAAAAACCAGTACTAAAAAACGTACCAGTACGGAAAATAGTACCGGTACTAAAAATAGTACTGCTACCAGTACGGAAAAGCGTACCGGTGACCAGTACGAAAAACCGTACCCGAATAAGAATAATACAAATAGACTAAATAAGAATAATATTAATAACGGCATTTTGAATGAGCTCAATTTAATTTTGAGAGAATCTGGACTTGATATTAAACCGGATAAAATTATCCAGATGGGTAAGGGGATGGATATAGATACCCTAAAAAAATATATACACGCTTTTAAACATAGGGGGCCTGGTTACGTAATAGCTGCCATAAGAGACAGATATGAACTTCCAAAGCCCACTGTAGAGAGTATTAGCATTGAGGAGCTTGTCAATAACTTTGAAATCTCTGAAGAAAACTCAAGAGAGGTTTTAAGAGATCTAGCAAATAGAATTTTATCTGACTATGAATGTGGCATAGATACTTGTCCTATTGACACTTTTGACGATAAGAGTCAAGGATATCCAAGGAAACTGGTGGAAGAATACAGGTCTAAATTATTAAAATTTGTAGCGTAAAGGGGTGAAAAAATTGGAATTAGGATTTTTTATCAAGGAGTTTAAGAGGCTAACCATGATTTATGATAAAAATTGGGATACAGAAAAGATTAGCTTCATGGCTAATGAGTATTATAAAAAGCTTTCTGGATTATCAGAAAAAGCTTTTATTACTGGGGTGGAGAAGTGCATTAACCAGTACAATCGCTTCCCGAGTATTGCCGAAATGGCGGAACAATGCAGAGTTGCCAGAGGTAGCAAAGAAGTAGCTCCAATGCCTTATTCCTCAATGGATAACACAGCACTGGACAAACTATGGGAATCTTTTAAAGAAGATGAGAAGAGGGATATGAAGCATTTGGCAGCAGAACTCATGAAGAAGATCGGAATATTGCCAAAGGGGTATAAAAAAGGCGTGAATCCTTGGCATGACAGTGTACTTAATTCTGTTTTTAATACCTCGTTCAAATACGTTGTCCTCAGAAAATATTTTAAAGAGGAGTGTATAAAGTTCGGGTACAGATGGAAAGGGGAATGCCTAAGTACAAAGGGATGGCTTTCCTTTGAACAAACTTTTAGTCAAGAATTGAGAAGTGCATCATAATCACTTATTTGTTATAAAGGGGGAAAAATGCGGAAAAGTTGGACCAAAGAGGAAGAACAATTCATAATCGACAACAAGGGTAAAATGACGGCAAATGAAATTGCGGAAAAACTGAATGTGGCTGTGACACAGGTAAGAAATAAAATGACCCGGCTAAATCCTAAAAATAAAAAAAGTGGTGGTAGTGCGGTGTACTCAGATAATAAAGATCTGCTCCAAGATGCATTGGATGTGATATCAGAAAAGGAGAAAGAGATCGCTGAAAAGGATAGCATTATTTTAGATCTTAAATCACAAATTGATTATATAAAAAGCGTCAATAAGCATGTTGATGAATCCCTTAAAAATAGTCCCCCCAATAAATTAAAACCACCTCATCCATGCATAGAAAGACTAAATGAAAAATTGAAAAAACTTGAGATTATGAATACAGATATAGCAGTTGACCTTGAGATAGCACATGAAAATATAGATGCATATAAAACCGAAAATAAGGCTTTGAAAGAGAAGCTTGAAATATATAACCAGACAATGAGAATACTAAATAATATCACAGGGAGGGCATATGATATCAAAGGACTATAAAATTAAGAACAACAACATATATATTCATTTTGGAGGTTCTGATCAGTTGGAGCAAACCAAGTGCGAAGGCTTTGAACTGCTCCTTGCACTTCAAAGATTTGTAATGGGACCTTCTCAGAAAGCACTGGATAAGGTTAAGGATGGATTAGCAGATAGAATCGTCACATGTGAGCAGATGATAGACAATTCCACAGGAGCTATCAGAAAAGATTTTGATGATCACTGCAGGCACTTTAAAAATGCTTTAGAAGGACATGGCCTGCATCATCAGTTCAATTACATACTTGACGTTTATAGAGAAGATATCAAGAAGATAATTAAGCAGAAGATAGACAGAACTTTAGAGAGGATAGAGAGTGGGTATTATGACTAAAAGAAACAGAACTGCTGGGAACCAATATGAGAGGGATATCGTAAAGGAATTGAAAGAGCTTGGATATACTAAAGCTGTTACATCTAGAAATGAAAGTAGAACAGCAGATGCCAATAAAATAGATATTGTGGGGCTGGATGGTCATTTTGCCCCACAGTGTAAAAACCTCTCTATGAATGTAAATTATCATAAACTTATGAAAGAAATAAATACCGATATGCCAAAGGTCATCTTCCATAAGAGGACCGAAAAAAGTACTGGAGGAAAATTTATGACAAAAGGTGAATATGTAATATTGGAAAAAGATTTTTTTTATAAATTATTGGAAACATACAAATGAAAGTTTGTTGGATCTACGGGGGTATTGGATGAAAAAAGTTGGCTACAAAGAAGACCCTAGTGAATTGATAGATATAAACGATTCAGAAACAAATGTCACCTCTCAAGGAATAACCATTAATCAAAGATTGGAGGAAGACATCGTCAAAGGCGTGGCTACAGAACTTGAACATGAGATGTGGCTTCGTGTTAGAAAGATGGGATGGAGCCGACAGGAGGTTGCAGACTTTTTTAACTGTAATATAGAGACAGTTAAGACCAATCTAAGAAGGGTGAATGATAAAGTGAAGAAGTTTAAAACTTGCGTAAAAATGCGTGGAGGAAATTTTTTTTACTAAAGGGGTACAGATCTGTACCCCTTTTTTTTTATTAGGAAAGAATACAAGTAACGGAATGGAGGTGGCGTTGTGAAACTTACGTTGAAACAGAAAGCATTTGCTGATTTTTATATAGAATTGGCCAATGCCACTGAAGCAGCGATAAAAGCAGGATATTCTAAGAAGACTGCAAGAGAAATGGGGTGTGAAAACCTTACAAAACCTCATATTAGAGAATATATCGATGAAAGATTGGCTCAGATAGATTCAGATAGGATAGCAGATGTAAAAGAAGTTATGGAGTATTTGAGCAAGGGTATGCGACAAGAATTAGAAGAGGAAGTTGTAGTGATAGAAGGTCATGGAGATGGTTATAGCGAAGCCCGAATTGTTAAAAAGAAAATATCAGTAAAAGATGCTAACAAGTGTGCAGAGCTCTTAGGGAAACGATATGGGATATTCACAGATAAAGTTAACGTGGAAGGATCACTGCCTATAATAATTCATGGAGAAGATGCCCTTGAAGAGTAAAAAATTATTTTTGCCTGATCTCGTAGGGAAAGGTTACAAGGACTACTGGAATTTTAAGGGGCGTTATCGTATATGCAAAGGATCCCGTGCATCTAAAAAATCAAAGACCACAGCACTTTATTATATTTATAAAATGATGGAATATCCCAAGGCAAACCTTTTGGTCGTAAGGAAGGTATTTAGAACTTTAAAAGATAGCTGTTACTCTGATTTGAAATGGGCCATTAATAGGCTGGGAGTGGATGAACATTGGGAGACAAAAGAGTCTCCAATAGAGATGACTTATAAACCAACTGGACAGAAGATTCTTTTTAGGGGTCTCGATGATCCTCTCAAAATAACATCCATAACAGTAGAGACAGGGATGCTCTGTTGGATGTGGCTAGAGGAATGTTATGAGGTAACCAATGAAGATAGTTTTAACATGCTAGATGAATCAATAAGGGGGCAGTCTCCAGGAAATTTATTTAAGCAGATAACTCTGACACTTAACCCATGGAATGAAAAGCACTGGGTAAAAAGAAGATTTTTTGATATGAAAAATGATCCCGATATTTTGGCTAAGACTACCAACTACATGTGTAATGAGTTTTTGGATGATGCGGACCTGAAAGTCTTTGAGAATATGAAAAAGAACAATCCCAGGCGTTATCAAGTGGCAGGACTTGGAGAATGGGGTATAGTTGACGGACTTGTTTACGAAAACTGGGAGGAAAAAGAATTTGATACAGACGAGATCTCCGCAAGAAAAGGGATTAAATCTGCTTTTGGATTAGACTTTGGATATACAAATGATCCTACAGCTTTTTTCTGTGGGCTAATTGACTTGAGTAAAAAAGAGATATTTGTATTTGACGAGGTCTACAAAAAGTCTCTCAGAAACAAGATGATTTATGAGGAGATCTCTAAAAAAGGTTACTCCAAGGAAAAAATAACTGCAGATTCAGCAGAACCAAAATCTATAGATGAACTAAGAGATCTAGGACTAAGGAGAATATCTGGAGCAGCAAAGGGGAAGGATTCCATTAATAACGGAATTCAGTTTATACAGGGATTTAAAATCTATATTCATCCGAGATGTGTCAACTTCATAACTGAAATAAGCAACTATACATGGGATAAAGATAGGTTCGGAAACACAATTAATAAGCCCATAGACGACTTTAATCATCTTATGGATGCATTCAGATATGCCGTAGAGGATTTTGTTTCAAAACCTAAAATAGGGGCCTTAAATTTCAGCCCTATATCAGTATAAATAAATTTTAAAAGTTGACATTCAAGCATGAAAAAAGGCCTATTTTTGAAAAACTCAATAAAATAGGCCGTTACAGTAAAACCTCTTGGTCAACAAACAGTTATAAGTAATAATTCAGACATAAAAAGGAGGAAAAATGTTTAATTTTTTCAAAAGAAAAAAGCCGATAGAATTTTCAAAAGAGCCTTTGAAAAATAAAGCTCTGTTGAGAGAAATAGCTCTATCAAATTTGAGCATAGTAAGTATCTATCCAGATACACCGACCTTGGTTCCGGAAAAAATAAATAAAATGCTTCACAGTCTAGAAATATCGACACCGGTTCTTTCTATGGTGAGAGGAGTATGCTCCAGAAGGATAGAGCTTCGATCTAAGGGAGAACACACCCTAGAAGAGATAAAAGAGATAAGTAATCGGTTTGACTCCATAGAAAACTGGCATAGCTTCATAAGAGAACTAGCATTAACCCCTTACTATGGATTTGCTATATTTGAAAAGGTCTACAACGAGAATTTTACCCTTAGAAAACTTGAGTTTATCCCAAGGTCTAAGATAAGATATGAACATAATACTAGAAAGTGGTTTTTAAGGGGAAACTCTGATATAGAGCTTACAGAGGATAAATTTATAATAGCCAAATATGACGAAAGCCTGGAGTACCCTCTTGGAAAATCTCTGTTCACCTATGGATTAGCTCAGGCCCACGACGACTATATAAACCTGGAAGCAAAAGTCAGAGGTATACAGAAGAAGTACGGAGATATAATCCCGGTATTTGGTTTTGATGAGATGGAGGCTGAAACAAAAGAAGGAAGAAAACAAGTAAAAATAAGAGCTGAGTCTGTTAAAAACATGATGGGTGGTAACGTTATGGCCATCCCTCTGGGAGGGAATTTCTCTCTTAAAGACTCTTTTTTCTTTATATCTCTTTCAGACCTAAAAATCGAGATGCACAAAATCCTTTTAGAGAGACTGGAAAAAAAGATAGATAAGTTCATAAAGGGAGCTGCCTTTTCTGAAGGAGACACTGGATCATACAGCAGGGACTCAGTTCAGCAAGATGAAAAGGAGAAGATAGAGGATGATATAGCGGTATTCATGGCAGAGGAACTGTTGAAGCTCATTAGAACCGATTCTTTCTTTTTTGGATATGATCCGTCAGGCCTTCACTGGACCTTTGATATAGACGAGGGTGAGGAATCCAGGGAAGAACTGGAGAAAAAGAAAGCTGAAACAGGATCCGTTAAAATAGATTCCTATAACAAGGCAAAGGAATTAGGATACAAAATCTCGAAAACTAAGGTAGCAGAACTCCTTGGAGTAGAGGAAGAAGATTTGGAAGAAGTAGCAGATGCCCAGCCGGCTTTTGAGTTCTCCAAGTCTAAAAAAAAAATAGATTTCTACTTGGAAAAGACTCTTGAGAATGTAAAACTCCTTGATGAGGGTATAGCGACAACAAGAGAGGAGTTCACAAAAGGAGTATTTGAACAGGCTTTAAAACAACTTAAAAAGGTGAAATCTATAAAGGATCTAAAAGAGGCCTTCTCCTATGATCTTTCATGGCTTCAAGATAAACTTATAATAGCGGCACTTATAGGGGCCATGGATGAAAAAGAGATGGACATGTCAGAGTTTTCAGAAGAGATAAACCCCTTTAATCTGCCGTATGATGAGGCAATATCTACCATGCTGGAAAGAGTCCCCACAATGTATAACCTCATAGAGCCGATAACTGAGGAGATAAGGTCTAGATACACCTGGATAAAAAAGAGCACTGAACTTGAGACTACCAAGAAACTTATAGGGAATCTTCAGAACTCATTGGAATCTGGAAAAACATTTAAGGAATGGATTAAAAACTCAGATGAAATACTTAAAAACACAGGGTTTGGTGAGAATGGATGGTACCTCAATCTGGTGTGGAGAAATAACATCCATAGTGCCTATAATGCCGGGGCCTATATTCAACAGGAGGAGAATAAGGAAAATAAACCTTATGGGCTCTATGATGCTATAGAGGACGGGAGAGAATCTGATATATGCAAGACCTTAGATGGAAAAGTCTACCCACTGGATCATGCATTTTGGGATACTTACATGCCACCTAACCACCACAATTGCAGATCAAAGAGGATAGCTTTTTCAAAGGAAGACCTGAAGGAGTATGGATTGAAAGCTTCTGGATCAATACCTAGTAATATAGAAGATCTAAAAGGTAAAATGGGAGATTTTGTAGGAAATCCAGCTAAAGAATTGAAAAAAATAGTAGCTAAAAAAGAAAAAGAAGTAGATAAAATCCTTGGAATTGTAGAGGGGAAAATAGAAGAAACTCAAGTCTTATATAAAAATACAAAAGAAGCTTTTAAAAGTATAAAATATACTGGGATTGATGATGAATTTGCAACAGAGATAGATAAAAGGCTTCTTAAAATTATAAATGATTATCCTATAGACACTATCTTTAATATGAATGTTAAAGGATTGAAGAGGAAAGGAGAATTCGGAAGTTATGGAATTGGGTTGAAAAGTTCTAGGAAAAATAAAAATCTTCTAAAACTTGCTAATGATTTGACTTTTTCCAATGTTCATATGAAAGATTATGAAACTGCAAAGAAGATGCATATTTTGGAATCTACTAGAAGAGGTAGTACTAATATGTCTGCTTTGGCTACAGTAGATCATGAGTATGGGCATGCTATAGATACAGCTTATGCTTTGAAAACTAATTCTGACTTGAAAGAAAGATTTATGAAATGGGTTGGAAAAGAGTATACTACCAGAGATGAGATTTATGAAATTAATGCTATAAATAATGAACTTTTTAATTCAAACAGTAGACTATCAGTAAAAATAAAAAATCAACTTATGGAAGATTATGGATTTGATAAGTTTGAAATTAATGAAAAAATCAGAGAAGAGTATGGAAGTTATGCAGCAAGTGATACAAGTGAATTTTTAGCTGAAGCTTTTTCTGCTTATAAACATGTGCCGGAAAAGGATCAAACAGAATTTATGAAAAAGTTTAATGGATATTTCGATAAATTTTTTAAAGAGGTGTTTTAAATGGAAAAAATAGGTAGCGTAATGACCCAGAAAGAGTATATGGAACTATTGAATGAACTCAGAATGCTTGAAATGGAAGAAGAAATAACTGGTGAAAATCATAGTGTCAGAATGAATGAGATAAAGGAATTACTTGAAATTGATGACGAAGAAGATGATTAAGTATAGGGGTCTAGAAAAGTAATATAATTTTTTTATTTCAAATTAGGAATAATAAAGTCATTATTCAGCTGATTTTTAAATTAAGCCAGACTTTTTGGGCCTGGCTTAAAAAATAATTGAGGGTTTCCCGAATTATCTATTTTTTACTTTAAATCAAATTTATAACCAAATGCTAGAACCCATCTTTCATAATCTGCATCTACGTCTAAATCATACATTGTAACGCCATTTTCTACTTCTGCAGTTGCTCTATTAACTGCATACATTAAATCTACAGTAAAATTTTCATATTCTGCTCCAACTCCAAAAGCATAATATAAACCATTTTTAATATCAACATGAGAGTCATCAGAGGTATAACCGTCACCACTAGGACTTTCAATATTTTGTTCATTAACATTAAATGAATAACCGAAATTAGCCTTTAAATATGGATTGAACTTTGAATTTTCTGATAATTTGTATTGTGCTGTAAAATAAACAGGTACAGATTGGTAATCTAGACCTTCATAAGTTCCATCATCACCCCAAGAAGTGTCAAGAGTTTGAGAATCTCTTTTTGCGTGGTCTTGAAAAGCAATACCAACTCCAAAATCTAACCTTTCATTTGAAGGGTATAAAATTTCTGCTGCTATTTCATATCCTGTGCCATCTGTTTCACTGCCTAACGCAAATTCATCAACATCATCATGAGTTGAAACAGGTGAATATTGGCTACCTGCATCTAAACCTAATCTTAAGTTTACATAAGATGTCCCCTGCTCACTAGAAAAAGCTAAAGTTGATAATGCCAAAATACCAAATAATACTTTTTTCATTTTTTCTCCCCCTTTTTCATTCATTCAAATAAAATTATTCGAATTGTTTCCAAAAATTATGTTGGAACTGTGTCAAAATTGTGTCAAATATGTGTCGTTGAGTAAATATATACTTGATTCAATAAAAGAATAATATCCAAAAATTTTTAATTAGAGCTAAGGAATAATATTTTTAAGATAAATTAATGAAACTTATTTATAATATAAAATCTATATATTGAACAATACCATTGGGGACTGTTTTACATCTAGTGAAATCAATTTTAAGATGTGATTAAAATTTCAAAGAAAATACTCAAAGCTGGAAAATACGTTAGCAATGAAATTGCACTATGAACATACTTAAAAAGTCGGTTGAAGAAGGGAAAAGCTTTCTGTAATTTCTAGACATATAAAGGATTGGATCAAAACGAGTATGCAAAAATTTTTATTCCATTTTTCCAATAAGAAAGCCACTCATTGACTTAGCTTTAAACATAATTTATATTTTATAAAATATAACTTGCAACTTTTTATTTATTTTGTTAGTCTGGTTTCGTAGTAATTTTTTTATCTAACTTGACTATGATTTTAAAAATTTTAAAGGTGATACAATGCACATTAATCAAATCAAAAATGTAATAGACGACTATGTAGATAGCTTAAACTCTTTGGATATTTTCAAAATTCTTTCTTTAGCTCACCAAGACATAAGAATTTACAGTATGAAAAATGGTAATATTGTAAAATTGGCTTTTGGGATTGAAGAATTTAAAAGTATTCTAAATTCTTTTAACTTGGAGTATCAATTCATTTATTGGAAACTTCTAAATAAAAATATAAAAAAGGACGTTGCTGAGATTACTATTAAACAAAAGATATTTTTTATGGAAGATATCCCTGATGGACCTGAAGCCTGGGACATGAAAGAACAAATTTCAAAAATGGTTTTTAAATTTGAAAAATTAAAGATTAAAAATATTTTTATAATACATAACTAATTATATCATTCTATAAAATTACATGTTTAATTTCTAAAAATTACATATCTCTCAATTGTATGTGAATCATATGAAAGTATTGATATTGATTTTTAGTTAAAGTATATAGGCTATAAAGATACTATTTAATAAAAATAAAATTTCATTTTTTTATCAAAAATAGTTCATTTTTTGATAGTTTTATGATAAAGTGAGATTGTAACCAAACTTTCCAACCGTATAACTATACCTGACAGTCATCTCCCCAAGGTGGCTGTCACCCAAAAACTTATATGCAATAAGGATAATGAGATAATAAAAAGACCTCCAAAATAATAATTTGGGGGTCTTTTTGATTTATTTATTAATTACTTTTATTCCTTTGGTATTGTTTTATTTTTTGAATCATATTACTTAAATAATAACTATATCTTAGATTTTAACTTGTCTATAGATGATTTTAACTCCTCGAGCTCCGCTAGAATATGATAGTTATCTTTATATTTTTTAAAATAGTTGGAATATAAATTGTTGTAATAATCATAAGTAATTATTACCACTTCTCTAGATAAAATAGGATTGGCAGCATCTTTTTGTGCTCTCAATTTTAAATTACTTATAAACTTAAAAAATTCAATGGTTATATTTGAGTTCATATGCATCACCTCGAATAAGATTTGAATATTTGATGCTGTTAAGGAAGTAACCATATTTAGTATATGGTTGCTCATTGGGGAATAAAGATTTTTGAAAAATATGAAACAATCAATAATTTACGTAAGTTATTAAAAGTTTCCTTTTTTTATTTAAATAAAATATTTTTCCGAAAGGGGTACAGATCTGTACCCCTTTTTTTATATATAGTGAAATCAATTTCAGGAGGTGATTAAAATTATTAAGAAAATATTTAAGGCTGGCAATTATGGAAGCAAAGGAAATTATTCCATAGATACCCTTAAAAAATGGGTAGAGACTGGGAAGGAGTTCTCTGTTGTCCCAGGACATATAGGGGACTGGCTTAAAAACGGTTATGTTAAAACAGCTATTCCTTTAGGCGGGAAAGTAAAGTGCACTTCTGTTGATGACGAGGGATTCTTATATGGAGAAATCCAATATAATGAGTTCGGAAAGAAAGTCACAGAGGGCGGAGCATATGAAAATTTCTCTATTGGATTAAAAAGAACAGGGGAACCGGATCATTTAGCACTACTTGGATATATGCCGCCTCATATCAAAGAACTTGATAAGGCCTTCTCTGAGTTTTCCGGAGAAGTTGAAGAGGTTACATATATAGAGTTTGCAGAAGGAGAACCAGAACCAAAACCAGAGCCTCAAGGCTTAACTATAGAAGAGGTTGTGGAGTTCCTAAAAGGTTTAGATGTATCCGAAACAAACAAAGGTTTATTTCAAGAACTGCAAGAGATCCTCTGGAAAAAGATGGATCAAGCGTTCTGGGCTGAGAAGCTAAAAGAGGAAGGATACACAGTAACAAAAGAGTTCTCAGAACCTAAGAGTGAAGCAGAATTAAGAGCCGAGATCAGAGGGGAACTTAAAACTAAAATCACAGCGTTGGTTCCACCTTCATTAAAAGGATTAATGGAATTTACTGTAGATCAAGCTTTTGTTGGAGAGAATTACGAGAACATAATTGAGTTTTCCGAGGGAGAGAGTGCCACAATGAAAGATCATCTAGAAAAGATGGTTGAAGATGGCGGCCCTTTCAAACATTTGTTTAAAGAATTTAACAAAGGGATAGGAGCGGAACCTGTAGAAAAACCGAAAACCGCTGACGAAATAGCCGAGTCAGCTAAAAAACTTATGAGGGAGGTTGGATAATGGCTAAATTTTCACAAGAAACAGTATCTTTGGCGGCTGACATTAAAAGAATGGCCCCAGATATGAGAGTAACGCTTGGAGCGGCAGATGTAACAATAGAACCTTTTCAAGCATTGGCACAAAGTGCAACAGATGGGAAGTTCTATAAATATGTTAAGGATGACGAGAACAAAGGAACTATTGCCGGGATCTATACCGGAGAAGAGGTAACACTAACAGCAGCCGGGGATGACCAACTAGGATCTATCACAACAATGGCTATAGTCGGAAAAGATGACATAGTAGGAGTGGACTTTGATACTGACTACTCAGCAATTTTACAATTTAAACAATGCGGAATTTTCTTGACAGACACAATGCCAGAAGTAGAGGAGGTTTAATACTAGATGAATGAAAAAATGATATATTTGATTGCCCTTATTAATGAGGCACAGCAAAGAATACAAGGGCCTAAGGTCTATACTAATAAGTTCTTGGCCTCTGGAAACAAATTCCTTTCTAATACGGAAACTATCAGAATTGATGAACTTCTAGATCACTTTGTAGTAGCCGGAATAGTTGGAAGAAGTGACATTTTGCCTCTATTAGAGAAAGACGGATTCCAAAAGACAGAGTTCGAACCAGATATTGTTGGTGGTACTTATCCATACTCAGCCTCAGACGTTCTTAATCTTAGAGCCGGAGTACCTACGTACACAACAGA